TCAGAAAGTAAATATTTTTTCGCGTCTGCAACCATCATCTCTGTTTTAGCGATTAGGCATCTTTTGATATCTTCGGATTTAACTATCTTATTATACTTAACGCTATTATTGGTAAGATCGCATATCCCATCGCACATTTCTCCCCAAGAATATCCGAACTCATCATATAACTTCTTAGATACTTCACTATTCTGAGCGACTGCCTTTTTAGTGCTGGCGGTACCATGCTGATTAGTTGGACGAGATTTATTAGCAGTCGCGTTAGATGATCCTTCTGAACGACTCTTGTTCTGTGCGCTAAGTTCAGTCAACGGCTTGGTATACAACTCATGGAAAGTATTCTTTCGATCTTTATCGAGGTATGATTCTTTGTTCAGATATTCAGTTCTAAGCTCGTCTTGCGTTATGGCATTTTGTAAAAATAGTTGTATCCCATGATTTTGATGCGCACGCATTTCCTCACGATCAATATCGGGGAATTTTAGGACAACTCTGGTCTCTTTGTTAAGATCAAACCCGCCCTCTAACAGCAATATGTCAATAACTTTAGCCGTAAATATTTCTGCAAATACATTCTGTATTTCAGAACATGCGTCGACTAAGCTCTTTGTGACTGTCTGGGCAGTAGCTCTGTTGGCAGTATCTCCTCGACCTAGATCGATACCGGATAACCTTAACCCACCTAAAACCCTGGCTTCGAAGTGAGCTAAATATGGCTGGAGGTCTAACACTTGCCCCTCAGTCCCAAGCATATTTATTTCCACTCGCTCCGTAGTAACAAGGCCGCCTTCCGGAGGAAGTGCATCGACTTGTGATCCGATCATATCTACTTCTGAATAACTGGATCCATCCGGCGCAGTAACATACCCCGCGGGCTTATCCTTAGTCCCAACCTTGGCATGAAACAGAGGAAAAGTGTGCTTGTGTGTTACGAGTTCTGCTAGCTCTTCAAGTCTTCTGAGAGCCCTAATATCTTCGAGCACGGGAATTATATAGGGTGTGCCAAATGTAAATCCGGATTTTCTGTCGAGTGTGAAGTGCACTACATCTGATGAACTAAACTTTTTTTCCTTTTGGGCATCCCAAAGTTTTTGCTTCCACTGCATCGGTCTACCGAACTCATTCTTTTTAACAGCCATACTCGTGGGATCTGAAGGATACAGCCCGGATATAGGCTGCATTGTTTTACCAAACATTCTTATAGATGAGCCACTAGATCTTAACGGATCTCTTTTGAGTATCAGCATTGAGTTGCCATATGCAATGAGATTAGTTAAAAGCTCTCTGACTATTGCGGAGATAGGTTCACCAGTTATAAGTTCTATTTCTGCAAGCCTGTCTTTTACGTAAGAGATGGTCTCGTTGTCTTTACCCTGCAGATACCATCCCTCCTTCATTACTAGTTCTCTATGCCTTCTGATCGAGGCAGCAAAATAAGATTCAATATCTAAAGTTTTACCTATTTCGCCTAAGTTATACATCGGAGAAATGAAGCCATTTTCAGATCCCGAAGATAAACCCGGATACCCTCTTGCGGATAAGCTTGTTTTATAATAAAGTGTAGATACTGCTTGTCTCGGAGAGGTCTTTATCGCCTCCCCTATCGACTCAGATTTCTTGCCCTGAGCAAGCTTAATATCTTCATGCTCTACCTTTGTTGCAGAAAAAAGCGCGGCAACTCTACCTAGAAGTCCCATCTGTATCCTTTAACATCCGTTTTATTTCTTCTGTGCTAAGTTCTATTTTACAAGTTCTTAGTATATTTCTAATAACTTCCTCGGAAGTTTCTAAGCCACCCACCCTATCTATCGCAGGTATAAAGAGCTTCGAACGATCCTCGAATAGGCTAGACTTTGTGTTCAGCTGTATCGGCTGACTATCCGAGAAGTATTCATCTAGCACATCTTCTGGAATATCAATTGTATACTGTTCTGAGGGTAATTCCAAACCGCTTACTGTGGCATTGATGTTCTCATCAGCGATATCATCGGATATATCACTGCATTCATATAGGGCTTCATCCAATATCCTAGAGAGAATATATTGGGTGTCATTCAGCAATCGCAGCCTATATCTTTCTTTTATGGTATTGTCAGAATTCAAATACCTTCTGTACTCATCTCCAAAAACCATATTGGACTCATTGTTAAACTTCGACACGAGGGCTTCTGCTTCTTCAATAAATAACTGCTGTAAATTGAAGAATGCTAAACACTTTACTCCGATACTTCGTTCCACATTATCATTTATATTGTTATATATATTATTCCCTAGTTGACCTAATAGCGAGGCAAATACCGATCTAGCATATGTGACTGCATAATTTATACCGTCAAAAGCCTTTAGATCTGCTATAGTAATGCCTGCCTTCTCACTTTCGGTTATTGTTATTGATGATGACGCACATCTCAAAAGACTCCGCATTATCTTGATATCTCTTTTTGTAATTTGTGTAGAGAGAGTGAGAATCCGGACTAGGCAGCAAGTCTGGCTCTTTTTCATACGGTAACTAGCGCTTTGGCCTGCGGTTAACAAGAATGCATTGTTTCTGGCGGCGGACTTCTGCAATGTCTGACTAAGCCCGATTAGTCCATTAGTATTATATCTAAACCTTTCTGCGAATCTCTGATCGAATTCTTCACTTAATGCTGATTGGACATAGTCTGTATCGTGATCGTCTTTATCAGAAAAAGAATTTATCTTTAAAAAAATCTCTTTTGAATACGCAGGATAATATTTATACGCATCTATAGACGCGTTTCTGGTTTGTCTTGTTGTTAGATAATTTATCCAAGGATCATATTTTTGATCTCCAGATGAATATATGTATCGCACGGCGAAATTAAGTATCGTCTCGTAGTCGCCTTCAGATACTTTTTTAAGCGCAAGCTGATCTAATCTGTTGCCCTCCAAAATTGGAGTTTCATCGGTATGGACATTTGTGCGCCTTAAATTATATAAATCATTTAAATTTTCATATATCGTATCAACGGCTGTAGCAAAAGCAGTGGCGGATATTAGAATAGCTACGCCCTGAGCTGTGGCCCCAGCTCCTTCAGAGTGCTTATTCGCGATACTCGTGGCCATCGGGACATTAAATATTTGCTGGTACTTAGAAGCTGAATAGTTCAGTAACCAAAGAGATACAAATAGCAGATAATCCTCTTCCGAGATACCTGCAATTACTCTAGATTTTAATCTAGTTACAGATCTCGCGGCCATTTCTGGGTTGTCGGAAATACTATCTTGTATAGTTAATGCGTACTCTATCTTTAGCTCTTCGTATTTTTTGATGCAGGTTAAAAATAGCGCAAAACTAATTTTATCACCCAGTATGTTTGAACTATCTTTTCTTTTGACTGCCGATCTAACTTCAGTCATAATTTCAGGAACAAAGATATGAGTGGCTCTACATTTTTCTTCGAATAATGGTAGGAGCTTATTGGCAAGATCTATATTTCTTTTGATAGGTCCGAAAGTATTTTTAGCAAGCTCTTCGGCAAGATCCTCTTGATTCGTATTTTCTCTTCTAACCGGCTTGTTAAAATTATCCTGAAGGACCCTTTCCTTCTTATACTTGCCTGGTTTTTTAGCGAATAAACCCATTATATATTTCTCCTGCCCCGATAATTACTTCTAGGGCTTTTCCCATAATAGCCGGTTCTAGGCTTTATCGACTCGCCCTTAGTTCTGACAATAGTTTGACGTCTGGAAACATATAGCCCTATATCTGAACCAGCTATCAAATTTTCTCCCTGATCTTCATCGGACCTTTTTTGTGGCTTCAAATCTTTTTGCATTTTCTTTTGGAATAATTTAGCTTCGTCTAATCCAACCTCTTTATCTAGCTTGGCAAGTTCTGGGAATTGCTGATCCTGATCAGAATCACTACTGAATCCAACAGAATACGCAACATCCATAATGTACTCTATTTTTTTCATATCACTAAACTCAAGTATATGACCCATAATCGCAAGCATCCACGCCGTGAGTGTATGTTCATAGTCTTGAGAATAGGTGGGCACGCCTGTGGGGCTATATTTTACAATCTTAAAGTTCCTCATTTGTTGCAAAATCCCAATATTTGCGAAAGGAATTTCGCTAGGAACTATCCGCGTTGTTGTATCTTCGGAGGCAGGAAATATAATCTGTCTCATTTCTACTGACCTAGACGAGGCATCAACCATGAATTGCTTCACGGGTTTTTTAATGGGAAGCCCACTAATGGGATCTGATATTTCTATGTTCTTATTCATTGTTATGGGCTTAACGCGCTCTTTATATCTAGTTCTTTCCTGCGGATAGTCTACATCATATTTCCACATCATTTCAACTTGGACATGTCCATACCCGGCATCCACATAAATAAATGCAGTTTGATTACCCCATTTTTTATCTAGATCCATTATCTTTTTTATAGCTTCTATTTGCTGAAATTCCTGAGTTCTTATTATATGCTTTTCAACAGACTTATATATTATCTTGCCATCAAGATTCATAGACTCTACCACGACGATATGCGTACCCGTAGTTTTACCCCAATCGACTCCAATAACATATTTAGACTCAGCATGCGGAATACAATCCTCATAGGTATAGTCGGCAAGAGTCCTGTTCACATCCTCACTTCGGAACACACCCTCTGCTTCGTCACCAAATTCGGCTAGAAATTCTCGATTATATCCAGTTTGTGAATAGTTCTGCTTAAACATATGATCTACTTTTGGAGTCCAACTAGGAGACTCAGCAGATATAAACCAAAATTCTTTAAATCCCTGGCTTTTGTCATAGCACCAGTTATAAAGTTTTTTTCGTATTCCGGTAGGTGTGGACGAGACAATGAGTTCGCAAGTCGGGTGAGAAGCCATTATCGCCATGATTACTTCGATGTCGCTGTCATTGATATAATCAACTTCGTCCATGATGATAAAGTCTGCGTCTTGGCCGCGAACCTTATCGGATTTTGCGCCCGAATGTGCGCCAGAAGACCAGCCTCGGATAACTCCACCTGAGCTGAATTCAATCATTTGTGGATTAAGGACATTCCTCTTGATCATGCCTGGCATGTTTAGTGTAGAGGACCGACGTATAAAATCACGCATAGTGTCAAAAATCTTTGCGACCTGTGGCTGATACGGGGCGAGTACTAATATCTCAAATTGTCTATCAATTAATCCACCATTAGTAAATAATTTCCAAAGAGCAAGAACGCTCATCGCTTCAGTTTTGCCGACACGACGTCCTGCGCGTATCGCCTTAAACTGAGATGAACATCGCATAATCTCTTCCTGATACCATCTGGCTTCCCAATCGAACTCGAACTTAGCCCAAGCGACTGGGTCTTGTAGTATCTTGTAGCTCTGTAACTCTTCGTCAGATAAGCCTTGATCTTTCATCTTCTTGGCTAGCAGTCGATAGTCGCCTTCACAGGCAGGCATGAATGGCTCAGAGGTTATTCCGTTATCGTGCATTTCTTTATAGTAGCTTACGCATTTTTTACAGAAATGACAATCCCTTTTGATTATAGGTTTATAGTTATTGTCCTTGTAGTTATCCATAGGTATATAGTTTTCGCTATGATCAATACCTATTTTAATAGGTTTTTCACCCGCGATCCTGATTTCGCGAGACTCTTCCTTTTCTTTAGACATGCATGAATGTCGCTTCGTTGCCCATTGCGGCCCTTGTATTCATTTGCGAGTTATGTATGGCTTGCATGGCTCGCTGCCTTTGAGTAAAACTACTTTTTGTCTCTGCGAAGCCAGCTCCTAGATCTATGTCTGTTCCCCAGGCTGAAGGCTCTTCGGCAGCTCTATTATATTGAAACGTCTCCAACCCCTGGGTTACCGCCATTGCGCCTCCAAGCGCCATAGAAAATAAGTCGTTAGCTACCCAAGCGCGACTAAGTGTCCTTAAAGCTACCCCTATGCTTATTTTACCAAGTGTAGTACCTAGAGCTTTTGCTCTTCCATGGAGTTTACCGCCATGTTTATATTTTCCGGCTTTTGCATGCCCCGGCTCATATTTCTCGCTTGCTTGCTCCCGAAGACGCTGGATTCGTTCAAACATCTGCTTCCGGTCCATAGTCTTATAGGTATTATCATGTAAATCATCAAAAGCGTCCCAATTGCCTCTGCGTGGTGGCGCATTGCCTTGGAGGATTGCATCCACTGAAGCCGCTTGTCTTCTTAGTACTTCGATGCCGGATCGATGGACACCATCTGATGTGAATCTACCTGTCCAAAATGGTTTTATCATCCCCATTAAAGGTTTACCACCACCAAATCCGCCTTGATACCCAGCTAGTCCTGCACCAAGACTTTCTAGGCCAATAGCTATCCCTATGTCGGCAGCCATATGGCCGAAGCCCATATTCTCAGTACTTGACGCCGAAGTTAAGGGCTGGAAGCCAGCAGTCGAAATTATTCTATCGTAAGACATTTGAATTCATTCCATGTGCACTAAGGGTTGCGTTATGATTTATGTTTGAAAAACTTCTACTCTGTCTACTCCTGGGTCCAGCGACGGGGCCCAAACCGTTTCCACGGTTGCGACTCCAGATACCTCCACCGATGCCGGCAAGAGCTCCTCCATATATTGATAATGGCATGGATTTTCCAATGAAGCTCATTACCGGGTCTTTCACCTTACCCAATGTACCTTTACCTAGCATGGGACCTAGTAACATTCCGGGAAGTGCGAAGCCTTTCGCCAGAATACCCAGAGAGCTAAATTTTTGGGCCCGCTCTACAGCAAGTACATTTTTCACCTTTTCCATATTACTTTTTTGCTTTACGCCATCGACTTTGACGGGTTTTTCACGTAATAGTGTTCCGCCCTTTTGGGTACGATTGAGCCTATCGACAGTCTTACGTGTAGCCCTTGGCATGCCCCTATGTCTTGTAAGAGTAGTCCCGTAGGCGCCACCATGTTGCCATGCGACTACACGCTCGGTTGGTCTAAGGCCGATTCTCAGGGCTTCCCCAGTTGCGTGGAAGTCTTGATCTAAGTCGTCTTGTATCCTTGCGGCCTTTTGGGCCCTTCGCTTAGCTTTGTCCAGTTTCTTTCTACCGGGTAGATCTTTCTTTAGCGTCCTTAATTCATTCCCACCTCCGAATTTTGCCATACCGGCTCTGCCAAAATGAGTAAAACCCCTCATTGCAGCCGCAGTGGTTAAGGCCTTTGTCGCTCCACCCACCAGAAAGTTCTGCATAGGTGAGAGTTGATCACCGAATGCATCTTGAAAAGATGTGCCGGCGACATGTGCTCCGGCGCCAAAGCCTAGCATCCCAATACCGGAATCGAAGTTTCTAGCAGAATAGCCCGTATATTTCCCGGGTGAAGCCTTGTAACTGTCTAGCGACTTCGATACTCTTTTAGCGGCCTCTGCTCCCCTATTAGCAACACCTATGGTATTTTTGAGGAGGGCTTTTATTGTTGCGACTCTACCCATGTTTATTACTCCTTAGAATGGTCCAAAATTATTACCCTGACGTATAGCGTTAACTGCTGCAAACCCCGCATAGCCAACACCGAACATTGGTCCAGATCCACCAGATCTTATTGAAGCCGCAATTATTCCTGCGTGCATACCAATAGCTGCTCCACCTTCTATTGTCCTACTTACTATATTATCCTCGCCGAGTAGTACCGGGGCAGCTCCGTAAGCAGCTATCGTACCCGCGGCCACCGCCCTTACGGATGCTCTAGCATCATCGCTTCCATCGCTTATTATTCGGCCGAATCTAGCTTTATTGCCGGACTGCATGTCTGTGTGTATCCTTTTACCGGAAAAAAAATCAGATAGCGACATGCCCTTCCCCTTCTTGGTTAGCATCAGGTCTTTGATAGCTTTCACATTTCCAGTAATACTATTCTTTGATGCTTGTTGTCCCCTAGCTACCGATATGGGATTTAAATCTCCTATCACGCCGGATAAAAAGTCACCCATCTTCTTACCCATGTAGTCCTGTATTATGGTATGTCTGGCCATCTTATCTCCTACGTGGTAGCTGTCGCTGTACGTTCTGCCCTAGATCCTGGATGGTATCCGCTTTCTCTGGGGCTACTTCTTATTATACCAGCAAACAGATGATTTGTTTTATTACCCGAAGGCCCCCTGCCCTCAGAGCTACGATTTCTGAACTTCTTTTGAGCTACCCTGGGGTCAGTGCCTCTAAATACATTTGTGTTTTTATTTCTTTTCTTATAGTCGCCCAGTCCCTTTATGGCAGAATACTGATTCTCTCGTTCAGTTGAATGCACTAGCCCATTTTGCATAGAAGTATATACACCTGGATTTCTTGAATACTTATTCTGAGTCATATTTCTAATCATATCTTGAGACTGCTGATATACAGGATATGTGCTAATCTGATATCCCTGCGTCTTAAGATTAGTTGCGACGTTTCTAACTATCGCCACCTCGTCCATAAGTCTTTTGATATTAACGTCAATTTTAAAATATTTTATTTTGCTAGGATCATTTCTCGCAGCATAACCTATCAGTGCGTATGGTTGGTTTAATGCATACGCGTAAAAGTTCGCTTGAGATACGTGCTTGTCTTTAGGGTATGATAATTCCTTCAACGCATCGAAGTCGGCTACAGTCTTAATTTCTAGCGGAACACCGGAATTTAATATTATGTCAACGTGTCCTGCGACATCTAACTCAGAAGAATAGATATAGTGTTCAGTATTTTGTGCAAGTTTTTTCTGCAGATACTCTTGCTCAATAATACCGTGGACTATACTTCCTCTTTCTGAGGAATTTGTATAATCATCAAATAATTCCCTACCAATAAGCTGATTGGCTAATTGGTCTCCCTTATATCCCAGCATGGAAGACCTAAGCGTATCTGAGCCTATATCGAAGTTATATATCAAATTATTTATAGCCATGTTATTCATATGGCTATTTCCTGAACCAAAAGAGTGCAAGAGCGGATCTCCAGAAGGAGACATGCCCTCCAACGTATTGTACTTCGACCCCTGGTCCTTTATATCTCCAGTCCTGTTTGCTATTAAAACGATCCCCGAAAGAACAAATGCAGACTTTGCAAAAATACTTGCTTTACCTCGAAATCCCGGATCCACGCTCCCCACTATGCCTGATTTTCCAGAGTGATTCTTTGCCGAAGGATCCATGACTTCTTCTGGTGTTCTTCCAACGAGAGATGCTAGTTTTCCCTGAACTATTGGATCGAGCTCACCCCATGTTCCATATTTCTGAGCAAGGCGATCCTCGCTGCTTTTAATTACATTTTCATGAAATACATCGCTCATAAAGGATTGAACATCAGGATCCGCTATATTTTTATATCCCTGATCTAACACATTTCTTAATATTCTAGCCATATTGTCAACATCAATACTTGCTGAGTGTCCTCCTGTTGTTTCTAACGTATTTAATTGAACTGCTAGATTGTCATCGATCAAACCAAATATCTCTTGCAAATGTTCACTTGGCCTACCAGCATTTATAGTCTCGAGATAGTTGTCCTTGGCGGTCATTATACTTCCGAGAAGACCAGTATTCCCCGAGCTTAAGGTAGCTCCGCCCATGAAGTCGGGTAAAGTTCCGCCCAACGCATTCCCTAGATGCTTGTGAACAAGATGTAGTGCGGTGCCTTCGGGGGCAGGGGGAGGAGAGCCAAAGTCTAATAGAAGGCCGGGAACTATCCTGCCTGGGCTGGATGGCATTACGGCTCTTTGCATAATTTCATTTGCCAGGTCTGCTTGATCAAGAGCACGTATCTCAAGCATACTTCTTCTGAGAGTTTCTGTGGGACCAAGTTCCTCTAATGGATTAATTAAATTATGTAATAACTCAGCAACAGCATCAACTATTTTTCCTTCGTTGCTCTGGACATTGCCAAGATGTCCGCCGAAATCTCTAAAGCCCTGTTCTTGATTTTGTCCAGTTATCCTGCCTATAACTTCAGCTTTTATATCTGCGACTGTTTGACTAGAACGTCCCTCACCCTCTTTGACTCTCTCGGCTAAGTTGCCAAGGAGCGTACTCTCCTTAATATATTGCGAAGGTAAACCGTCAGTGACTTGCCCACTTAGAGTGCCGTATACCCGGTCGGCGATTTCTCTTAACTCAGTACTATTGCCTAAACTTCTCTGAATCGCTCCGTGGTCCAAATTCATAAAATGGTTTTTGTCACTTCTTTTAGTCAGCTCAAACATAATATCTCTAAATTTATCTGAAGCTTCAACCAATCTAATCGATCCAGACTCATCAAATAATCTCGTAAATTTTCGGAGTAAGTCCTCATCTCCCGTTTCATCTATGGTTTGTGCAAAAACACGCATATCGAATGGCGCATTCCATGCCCGCATAGCCAGCGTCTTACCTTCGCTCGCGGCTTTCTCTTTGGCCCCCGATATATAATCAACAAAACTATGTAGCGCTGCCGCCCTATCTGGTCCTTTTCCTATCGCCTCAGATTGTGATTCTATATCAAATAGATTTTCGGCTAGATTTCTATTTAGCGTACTACCCCTAATGGTTATCCCGGTATCCCACTGTGCCCGGTTTGGCTCAGAAGGACCAAAAGACCACAATCCATGCAAGGCATCCCTGGTTTTAGCCGTGTCGCTAGTTTGGAATCTTCCTTCCCTGCTAGCCAATTGAGGATGAACTTCTTCTCCCGAAATATGTTTTTTAATTTGTTCATGGCTTAAAGTTTTCCATTTAACTTCGCCGGATTCCAGGTCGGCAGTAGTATCTTTATATTGAAACTCGTATCTGATCTCTTCTGCTAATTTTTTTGCTTGCTCGTTACCGTCATAAAACGGTGTTTTTATATGAATAGAATCTTCTTCTGTTTGCCCAAATATCTCTATAATATTTGGAGTATTTGGTCTCGTGAGCGACGCCCCTTTGTTGCGGGTAAGCCGACGAGAGCCCATCCAAATATCTAGGACTTCTCCTTTTTCAAAACCTACAGTTTCAAAATCGAAATCTAGAAAGGTATACTTTAAATCATCCATTATTCACCAAATACTTCGGGGGCTTTGGGACTAGACTCATGCATTTCTATTTCTGTCGCGCTGACGCTGCCATCAGAATGTTGCGAAGCAAGACGTATTTTCTTTGCCTTCTCCATAAGGTGCGCAGCGACTTTTGAGGGATCGGCATATCCCTTGGAAGCTGCATCCGCTTTAGATTTTCTTGTAGTTAGTAGCTCGCGCATAATCCTAAGTTTTGTTTTAACTAATTTTTCATAAAATTCTGCAGCCTTTGAATTTTCTGTAGCGTAAAAAGGCTGGCCAGTAGGACTATATCCACTAACTGCTTTTCTTTCTATTCTTGGGTCAAGAGCAAGCTGCATAGCAGCTCTTGCCTCAAGCGTCATTTGGAATACTATTTGATCCACTAACATTCTGTCATATGCGGAAGATGGATCATCTGGATCTATGGCCGCAGCCGCACTAAATTGTTCAGTCCATTGTTTTATTTGAAAAGCCTCTACGGGGCAGTCCTCGCCCATAGGTCTATCTATACTATTCCTCACTAATGGGCATTTGTCGAAGTATGGGCATTTATCATCCCTACACACCATAGGTCCAGCCATAGGAGTAAAACCATATTTAACTGATTCTTCGTATTTAGCTATATTGTTTTTTTGTACTTCGGTTAATGCTTTGTTGCCTGAGATAGCTATGCTGTTGGGTTCAGGAAGGGGCGCAGGAAGATTGTTAGGCTCATCAGGAACAGTAACCCCAGGACCGAAGTGATTTATCGAAGACATCTTTATTCTCTTTCATCTCATTCGCAAATGCCAGCCTTAAGCAAATCCTAGCATTTGGACACCCCCGACCCCTTTGCGCCACTAGAGCAAAATAGTGATTCATAAGTGATTGCTGGTTCTTATACATGTATTTAACGGCGGCATCCTCATTATGTATAAGTTTCGCAAATGCGTTAGACATATATTTTACACTACGACTCATTTATCTTCTCCTATAAAAAGGCCCCGCCAGTGGGGACTAGCGGGGCCCTAGGAAGAAGGAGAACGGTGAAGCCTAAATTAACTCGCATTTATCTCCGCTGCATGCCCAAGTTTTGGCACCTTCGGTGCCATCTTCTTTTTCATACATGCTAAGTTTACCATAATTTATTCTTGGCAAGTTTGCAAGTAGTTCTTTATATTCTTTTTCTGTGCATTCCTCGTAAGGGGCCTGCTCATATCTACCTCCGTCGTATGGAAGAAAGGATACTCCATTGATTAGATCCCAATTACCATACACCCAATTGCCTACTTCAAACCATTCATTGTCTTGAACATAAATAGTACAACTAGCGTTATGCTCACACCAGTTTCTTTGTAGCCTCTTGTACTGTTCTAGCTGATCGACGGCAGTCATGTCAGACCGCATTATAGAATCTTTGGGTGACTCGATAGGGAACGTAGCCACCCAGGTCATTACTTTGTCATTACTCCAGCTCATATTTTCTTCGTATATGCTGCAGGCAGCAGGATCTCCTCCTGCAGCCTTTTCCCAGTCAGACTCTCTTTGTCCATTTTCGGGGGACATTTTAAGTCCTTGGTCCCACAGCATTCTGAATAAAGGATCTGTACTAGATATCCTATATCTCCTTCTATAGTATTTTGCAAATCTAGTATGTATTCCGGAGGCAGAGTTAACAAGCTGAGATACAGTGCCGGAGGGTTTTACACAAGTAATAGCTGCTGGAGTATTAATGTTAAGTTTTTCGGCAGCATGCTTAGCTACCTTAATAGCTTTACGCTTCATAGCCCTTAACGCATCATCGGACAAAAGCGAATGGTTATCCATAATTCCAGTAAACGATACACCTAGGAGACGTTCTTCATCACAGTTTGTTTTCCAGCTTTCGTTCAAATACGGAAAATGCGTAAAACAGGACTGTATAGCCCCTATCCATACAGCTGTTTCTATCTTTTTAAACAGATTATCTAAATCATCACCTGCTCGTACCACAACTTCCGACAAATTACAGAACTCTTGATTTCTGAGACTTATTTCTGCACAGGGATTCGTTCCGGCGATTAAAGTACCATCTCGGCGCCGCGGTGCGCGTTTTTGAGCATTCTCTAGATTGAACATTCCTCTTTCTCCGGTTCCTGAGGCAGCAATCGTGCTCCACTCCCCGAGAAAGTCTGTGGCAGTAGGCTTAGCGTTATATACAGCACTGTTGTTCGCCATGGCTCTACGGAGAGGAAACGGCCATATCTTGGCTTCGGCCATTTCGGTATCTGATAAATCAGATAATGATATCTGCGAAGACCTGCGTACGCCACCGACAACAACTATCTCCGCAATTTGATTCATAATATCATGACACTCAAGTGAGGTGAGTTTTCTGCCCTGTGCATGTTGAAATATCTCACGCATAAATGCATGGAGCTGAACCAAGGGTTCGGGTCCAGAGGACCTTCCGCCCATTGTATGGAGGAGAGAGCCTTTAGGTCTTATTTCTGAATAGTCCATTTCGACATCATGGCCCTCATAAAGTGAGTCGATTAGAAGCCTAACGGAATTAGCCCACCCGCGCTTAGAGTCCTCAATGGTATACTTCTTTGTATAACGCTCATCGCAGAACTGAGCGACCTCTGGGAGGTTAGATACATGCTGTTCTTCTACTGAAAACCCATAGCCTGTACCACACATTAGTATATATAGTGCTTCTGAGAAGACTATTGGATTGTCTATTACCTGGAATGAACAATTGTACATGCATATGTTGTCTTGTTCCGCCGCGGGGCCTGCAGCCCAGAGGGACCGCATGGAGGGCATTACGTCGAAGGAAAGTATTGAGTCGTATATCTTCTTGTATGTCTTTGCAGGAACTTTGTCCTGCATGTGTTTATGCAAGAATGTTGTATATCGTTTTACTGTTTCATCCCAGTGTTCTCTTCTGTTTTCTTTTTCTATCCACCTCGAGTACGTACGTGTGTAAACAAACTCTGCTGCCTCATTAGAGAACTTGACCATCCCCAGTTTCCTTCCATCACAGTCGATAATAGATTAGTGCGAACCTTCAATAGTATCTTATCCCCGGCCGCCTCGCAATGAGGAGAATCCATGAGTTTGAAAATTTTATTGTATATTTTTTTTGATAGTTTATATAAGTCGAAAAATCTCAGACTGGGCTCCTGAACAGTTTATATATATGCAGAATTGGGTGCTTGGCGTTTCATGCCCCCCCCCATCTTCTTTTTTTTATGCCATGACAATGGGTCGTGGCTCCAAGGAACGGATAGTTCCAGGAAAGGAGCCTGCCATGGTAGGTTTCCTTAACTGGGTGTCAGTGCTTGGCGAGATGCTGCATGGTCTGTTTCAGACCGTGGTCAGAATCGCCAAGCTCGGCTGGCCCGTTGTGCGTCCGGTGATGAAAGTCATCGGATGGTGCACTGGGCAGCTCCTGATGCGCGCGGGCTTCGTCAGTTTCAAAACTGGCAAAGCCTTGCTGCGTACCAAGGAGTAACAGCCTGGCACTCCGAATAAGATTCGGCGCAGCCATGCGTGGCAACAGAAATGGCACACCCACTCCCTCATAGGGGGTGGGTTTTCTTTTTTTTATATTTTTTATTCTTATGCCATGGCAATAGGGCCATGGCTCCAAGAAACGGAGGTAAGTATGATGTACTACAACATGCTTACTCTAACTCCAGAGGGCATTGGCCTTCTGGAGGAGGTTGATGGCCACGAGGTCATCACCCTCACGGGGTGTAACCCACCAGAAGGAGATGACAACTCCCCGCTGGTGCTCACCAACGGCGAGTGTGTGATTGAAATCACGCATTCCCGGTGGTGGTAGGGCCACACCCACACCCACACCCACCCCCTCACAGGGGTGGGTTTTCTTTTTTCTTCTTCTTATGCCATGGCATAGGGCCATAGCACCAAGAAAAGGAGGAATACTATGATGGTATTCCGCTCTACCTCCCATGCTTCGGAGACTCTGTCTCTGGACATGGGAGCCGCAACGCCGGTAGGAGGCGCCTTCCAAGAAGGCTGCCTACCGCGGTGTACGAGCATGTTCACTCTCACCAGTGGTGAGTGGACGGCAGTCGTATACCGTATAACCGGGACCGATGGGTACACAGAACCCAAGGCAGCCGTATTGCTTACCAATGGTGGTGAGCAATACCTCCGGGTCTTGATTGATCGAAAGATCGTCAAGGCCAACTGCTACCAGTCCATGATGGGCTGTTAGCAGTAGTAACCCACCCCCTCACAGGGGTGGGTTTTCTTTTTATTCTCTTTTCTTATTTATATGCGGGTACGCCGCGCACCAAGGAAAGGAGAAGATCATGGTGATCAAGCGTCCCCCTAACCAGGAGATTGCAGTCGCTATGCTGTTGGCCGTCTGGCTGGCAGTATGGCTGCTCGCCTGGTTTATCGCATAGCGCGAGTCCTCTCTGCCCATTCGGGGGTAGAGAGGGCTCTTTTTTATTTCTTCTTTTCTTTTTTATATGCGGCAACGCCGGGTTCCCATGGTGGGAAGTACTGGCGCCGCTAGAAAGGAAATCTATGAGCATTGTCCCTCCTGAAGAGGAGGAGGCCTTCAAGGTGCACTTCGCGAAAGCGTTGGCACGCCTGAAGGCCGCGCCTGCATGGGCGGCTCAGCTCAGCCAGATGTTGTCGGTCTATGACCACAGTAGCCTGGCGGCAATAATCGCTATGCAGGCACACCGCAAGGAGCAGGGGAAGGAGTAATCCTCCCCTGCTTCTTGCCGGGCAGCCATGCCTGGGAACAGAAAATGGCAAAGACTCACTCTCTTCGGAGAGTGAGTTCTTTTTTATTCTCATTCTTATTATATGCCATAACGTTGGGTTATGGCTCCAAGAAAAGGAGGGCTCTATGAAACATTTCAAAGCCCAATTCCTCGGACTCGGCGGAGAAACAGACATCCGCGAAGAGTTTGAGGGGACCTCCAAGGAGCTTAAAAAGTTCCTTGGGGAATGCGATCAGTACTTGGATCGAAACCTGAAAGGGTTCAAAACCAAGACTATCGCAGCGGGGGGAAGGAGAACTTACGAACTCCTTCCTCGCATGCACTACCCGGTGCTAGTGATCTTCAGGTCTAGCTAACCTGAGATCACTATCCTCAGCTCCACCCCCTCCGGGGGGTGGAGTTCTTTTTTATTCTCTTCTTATTTATATGCCATAACGCTGGGTTATGGCTCTAAGAAAAGGAGGGCTCTATGAAGCCCAAGTCACTGAGCGCAGATGAACTAGAGTTCATCTCCGTGATCGAGTCCTACAAGAAGAAACACCATAAGTTGTTTCTTTCTTGGACAGAAGTGCTCGAAATCGTAAAGGATCTGGGATACGTGAAGGTGGACCTGCACGGCGGCAGCCACTAGTCCCTAGATCACCAGTCCCAAGATCACCCACCCCTTCGGGGGTGGGTTTTCTTTTATTCTCATTTCTCTTTCTATGCCATAACGGTGGGTTCCCATGGTGGGGACTCACGGGTTGAATGGCAACCAAGGAACGGAGGAGCCATGGGTGCCCCCTCTGAGGACGTTCAGAACCTCCTGAAGATCGTTGGCTATAGCCGACTTTCCGTGGAGGAGATCGGGCGACTGCGAGGGCTGATCAGAGCCCTTGCAGTAACACATGAACGTGAGATAGTCTCTCTCAACGAGGAGACTATCTTACGGCTCGAGGATCTTGTCTCGAGAGACAAGATCGAACTCGCAGTCCTGCGAGTGGCGAGTTGGGCCGTAAAGAGGCTGTCTCGTATCAAGAGATAGGCAGCCTCTCTTTGCCAAAGAACTCCATCCCCTTCGGGGGGTGGGGTTCTTTTTTATTCTTATTCTTATTTTATGCCATAACGCTGGGTTCCCATGGTGGGAGGCATCAGCATGGCTAGAAAGGAAATCTACTATGCCAAGGTCCCACTCGGACTGGACGCCGGCCGAAAGACTGGCCCACACGCAGGCCAACAAAGCCAAGCGCGTGAAGAAGTCTTCTTCGGCGGCGAACGGCGAGCAAGCCAAGAAAAAGGCTGCCCGCAGTCCGGCCTAATTTAGGCTTTTCTGTCGGAACCTAACCAGCAGGGTTTCTCCCTCAGGTGCTGGTAAAAGACTCACTCTCTTCGGAGAGTGAGTTCTTTTTTATTCTATTTATTTTCATATGCCATAACGGTGGGTTCCCATGGTGGGGACTCACGGGTTTAATGGCACCAAGAAAAGGAGGCCATCATGGCCAACGAACGTGTCGACTTGATGGTGGACCAGGATCGCCTGATCAAGGATCAGAGTGCCCTGCTCAGAAAGCAGGAAGCACTGATCAAGGATCAGGAGGCGCTGATTGACAAGCAAGGCGCCTACATCGATAAGCTGTGGGAAAAGCTGCAGTCGATTCAGCAGTCGATTCAGAAGTAGCTTAGAAGACCCTACCCCTTCGGGGGTAGGGCTCTTTTTTATTCTCTCATTTCTTTTTTTATGCGATAACGATGGGTTCCCGCTTTGGGGGCTCACGTATCGCCAGAAAGGAAATCTGTTATGCCAATCGATGGTATGTTGACAGCGAACGACTTCGTAGGAGGGAAGATTCCCTGCGAAAGCTGCGCCCTCCGCGAAGAGACGGGGATGGTGTCAGTGCTGTGGCGGGGTGTCGCTGGACGACCGGTCGTCGTGGGATGTACAGCGAATGCTGAAGTCCCAGATAGCCTGTTCTCGCAGGCCGTCTGGCTGCGCACCAAGTATCTGGTGTCGGCCGGTGTCGCTGGACAGCTTGAAGGCGAGAAGATTTGCCCCTTGTATAAGCACAAGGGGTGACAAAGACCCACCCCTTCGGGGGTGGGTTTTCTTTTATTCTCTCATTCTTTTTATGCGCGATAACGATGGGTTCCCGCTTTGGGGGCTCACGTATATCGCTAGAAAGGAAATCTAATGGAAGAAGAAGACAAGCTTCTCTGCGATGACTGCGAAAAAAAGCTCGGGTTGGACGACGGGAACGGTTACGACCCCCTCGAGGTAGAGGGAGAGCGCCGGGCAAGGGGTGTAATCCTTTGTCAGCTGTGCAAGTTCTCCCTCACGGAGGCATGGAGAGATGAACTTTCTCCTGAGTGACAATAGACCTCACCCTTACGGGTGGGGTCTTTTTTTATTCTCTCATTCTTATTTTATGCGATAACGATGGGTTCCCGCGTTGGGGGCTCACGTATATCGCACCATGGAAAGGTATACTCTGATGTCAACATTTTCTGTAGAGCAGTCGGAGGGTCTGGTCTCAACGCCAGATACAGTATCGACAAGGAAGCTCAGAAGGGAAGGCTTGCCACTGCGATGTCTTCTGTTTGAGGCAGTGGTTTCCTGGGCATGTGTATGTCGTGTATTCGCGGCACACACGGATGTCGGAAAGCTCTTCGAAGGGGAACTCCCCCGAGAAGATGCTGTGTACCCCAGCCGGTCTGGAGCATGGACCGGTGGCCGGGACTTCTCAGTCCTTGACGAAGATCTCGTCAAGACTTTCGCAGAGGCTGAAGGCGAAGGATTTGACGAGGTGTGGGATGAACTCACCGAAGAGAATTGCGTCTCAGTCTGCTTTGAAAGCGGATCGGGAGCAACTCTCAAGGCGAGCAAAGTAGTGCTGGACAAGCCAGTGCTCGACGCCTCCAAGGGATGCCATGTGGAAGAAGCATGGAAGTTATCGGTTTCCCAACCGATGATTGGGAATCTTCCCGCCGACGACAGTGGCTCGATCCGGGAGAGTTTCTCTCGGTACCTGAGTACTTGGATGTATTGGACTTCAAAGTCCAATTATTCCTGGTGCCAAGGTAGACGCGATTCTTCTTAATCGCTACATCCCAAGATCACCCACCCCTTCGGGGGTGGGTTTTCTTTTATCATTTTCTTTTTTTATATGCCATAACGTTGGGTTATGGCACCAAGAAACGGAGGCACCATGGAAATCATGGTCATCGCACTGGTCGTGGTCAACTTCCTGCTCTTTTGCAGGATCGATGCTCTGGAGAAGAAGTCTTCAGGGAAGCCTGAGTTCTCCAAGCAGGAGATCGTCAGGTTGGCGCGCAGAATCGATGGGGTGAAACATCACCTCACGAAGAAGTAGCTTAATCGCTACATCTCAAGAAGACCCTACCCCTTCGGGGGTAGGGCTCTTTTTTATTCTCATTTCTTTTTTTATGCGATAACGATGGGTTCCCGCTTTGGGGCCTGGGATTATCGCATCCAAGGAAAGGAGAATACTATGCGTATTCTGACTAAGCTACTGTCTCTAGTTTGGCCGAGGAGGTCGCCTATCTATGCGTTCATAGATGAGCGGCCCCTAGAAGTAGGGTGCATTGGCGAAACGATCTTCGTGGAAGTAGTCGTCGCGAAAAGCTTCGACCGCAATTTCGAAGTCTGGCTGATGCCAACCCTGGTTGAGAGAGAGCCAGGGATTACCTCTTTCGTTGAGGTAAACCTCGAAGAGGTCCGCACTATCATCAATCGGATGGGTGCAAACTCGCCCGATGAGTTCATTAGGAGATTGCCGGCAGCAATAAAGAACATTGCGATGTTCGATTGCACGTTATCTCTGGATCTTCTAGAGAAGGCGGAGAAACTCGACGGTCTTGAACGGTGAACGGTGACTCGAGATGACAAAGACCCACCCCTTCGGGGGTGGGTTCTTTTTTATATTCTCTTATTCTTTTTATGCGCGATAACGATGGGTTCCCACGTTGGGGGCTCGCGTATATCGCACTCATGGAAAGAGAGAAGTTATGAACTTCGATCGTCCAAGTACTGTATGGGTCCCGGCCATTTCCGACAAGGATGCGGCCGAGGCGAATGAAGATCAGAGGGCTTGGCTGCAGAAGAAGGCAGCGGACCGCAAAGCTCTGCAAGATGCTCTGCTCGCGGAGAAGAAAACCGCGCAGCTGACCAAAATCAACCAGATGCTGAGCGCAGTAACGCGCCAGCCGAAGGTTGCGAAGGAAGTCATGAAGTGGCTCTTCGGTGGCAAGATCACCACTGAGTATCTCGGCAAGGTGATCAAGGTGATCAACAGGGAGGAGCACAAGGCTCCCGCCCTGCTGATCGAATACATGAAGGGGAAGAGAAAGCTGTAAGGCTTCTTCCCCACAAGAGACTACCCACCCCCTAAGGGGGGTGGGTTTTCTTTTATTCTCTCATTCTTATTTTATGCGATAACGATGGGTTCCCGCTTTGGGGGCTCACGTATATCGCACCATGAAAAGGGGAGTCTATGAAGACTCAAATTCAGTGCTCAAATTGTTTGACAGAACTGTCGGATCCGGTGGAGAGGGACAAGAACGGTGAAGTGCTCAACACTCACTACATGTGCCCAGAGACGGAAAATGATCTCTACCAGCACCTCTTCGAGAAGGCGTGCGACGGGATCTTCAAGTCCCGGAAAGTCGACCTCGGTGACCGGAAGGATGTTCAGCAGAAGGATGAGAGCAAGTCTCAGTTCGCTGATCGCATCGAGATGATTCACGGGGTTCATGAGATGGCCCTCGAGAAGGCCGATGACCTCATCGAGCGAATGGGGTACTTGGTGCTCAAGACCGGATTCGTCTGGCCCACGTTCCGGTACTACGCTCGGCCGTAGTCTCGATTTCTACGAAAAAGACCCATCCCCTTCGGGGGGTGGGTTCTTTTTTATTTCTCTTCTTTTTATTTTATGCGATAACGATGGGTTCCCACGTTGGGGGTCCGGGATTATCGCAATGGCAGACAAGCCAAACTCTATTGAAAGGGGTTAAATATGTCAAGCCAAGGAAAGGCTTTAAATCTACCTGTAGGTCGAAAGACTGACGGGTCAGTGAGGGCACTGGTGTCATTGTACTGCAAGATGTTGGACCGTGAGGGTCGCAGCTTGGCAGGATTCATACTTCAGTGTCTACATACGGACGCAGAATGGGTTATCAAGAAGACAGAGGAAGTCGCAAGGGCTTTCAATGTCGAGCTTGAGTCTCCTGCCGAGAAAGACTGGATTTCGATCTCTGAAAAGAGTCGAGTACTCCACTCGGTATATGGAGTAGACCATGCGTTTGTCTGTCTCAGGGAAGTCAAGAAGCATGCGGACTCGGAAGAGTTCGTGCTCGAGGACTGCCTGAGTCACCTGGCTCGAAGGTTTGGGCTGTCGTTGTGTCTAGCAGCGGACGGCAAAGACCTGGAATTCAGGGAGCAGGATATTCTGCGTGAAGTCAATGGGACTAGCGGGTTTACCTGTGATGGGGCCTTCGCAAAACGGGTTCAATCGATGAGAAACTTCGCATCGTTCTCTCCTAACAAGAAAGAATTGATGTGGACAGACTTTGATGTTGAGTTCGTTGAGCGGGAAGGCTCAACAGAAGGTGACGAGGATGGTAACGTCCATGTCATTCTTCCTGAAAGCTACAGAGAGAAGTACAGACTCGGAGAGGTAAACATCACGGCTCAACCCCGTGCGCTCTTCGAGAACGGCTTCATCAAAGGTTACGGATATGTGACTTTTGACAGGAAGCTTCAGAAACCCCTGGTTAACACAACCAGGGAGGACCTGAAGAGTCAGCTGGCGCATTCTGAAAAGCGTGTGCTCTTCTTGCTCTGTAACATTAACGGGTCTGTAGAGGCTCAGCAGAAAGACTACCATGGTGCTACTAGCACCGGGCAGTCCTATGCCGAGCTGAACCAGTATCTGGGTATTCCAGCTACTGATGCAGACAAAGAGTTTGCGGTGGAGATGTATCTGAATCACCAAGAGGCGTATGAGGCAACTCTCGCTTCGAAAGTGACGAAGATTCAGAAGGACTTTGGCACTGGCGATATCTATCGCTGGGCCGACGAAGTCCAGTCTGACGGAGAGGACTTCTCCGACTTCTTCCTGGATCTCTTTGGAGACACTGAGCTCAAGATGGCTGGTACCCGTCCTGATCGTACTGGTGCCGCAAGGTGCTTGCTCGATGCGGGTATCAACCCGAGCACAGTGACTTCCCTGGGTTCTATGGTCCGAGCGGTGTCCACACACCTGATGAACCAGAAAACTAACGGACTGGAAATCAATGGAGGCACTATCCGTGTCAATCCGTCGAATCGGTTCGCTGGTCAGAAGGCTCTGAAGTTCTGTGGAGCAGAGGTTCGAGGTACTAATCTGAAGTACATGCCCATGGCGGCGTATATGACTCAGAAAATGTGCGACTCGATCCTGGCCGCGTTGCCACGTGCGATCAGGAACAACCTCGAGTCTCTTAAGTGGGATTCCGAGGCTGGCGAAGTGATTATCAAACGAACAGATGGTCGTGAGACTGTTTGGGAGTTCATCGATACTCGCTTTGTCCCTGGTTGGGCAAACGGCAATTGCTTCATCTGCAGGAAGCATTGCACCAGCGGCTCGAAATTTCGAGTTGTTGGTGGTGGTTGTGACTTCGACGGTGACCAGGGTTCTTTCCGATCGCATGACAGGGGTAAAACCCTGAGTGTTGTTCGGCACCCCATCGGTCCCGGCGAAATGTTCAGAATTCTGAAGCATAATTCTCTGATCTTCATCAATCAGAAGAATAACTTGCTAGAAATGCTGAACCCCTTCGATTCTCAGGGTAACCCGAGGATGAAGAAGGTGATCACCGAGAAGATGGATCTGAAGGCGAATCCATTTACGAACTTGGACGACTACATTGACCAGAGGTATAAGGCCTACTGGGCGATGTATGATCTCGGTTTGCATATGGGCACAGTCATTGGATGTGTCTACTCGCAAATGTGGTACTCCAAGGTCCCCGCAGTAATACACAATGAGTCGTTCATTGATGCGTTTCTGGGGATGACCTTGGACGAGCACCAGCTGGGGCGCTTGGCTGAATGGGTCAATGACCATAAGGCCAAGTCCGGTTGTACGGTCGGAAAAGAGCTCTACAGTATCGACGGCAACAATACGTGGACAATGTTCACAAATATTGTGGTCAAGTCGATTGAAAGCTCAATCAAAGCACGTAAAGAGTTGTGTGAAAGCCTCTTCTCGAAACGTGCGGCGATCGAACATCGTATGGCCTTCCTGGACAAGAACTCCAAGGTTGCAGAACTCGTAAATAGAGTTGCTACCGAGTTGGGGCGAAAGTTCACGAAGCTCGACGAACCAAAGCACTGGCTCGCTGCCATGAAAGTGGCTCACGAGCTCGCGGATTCGCTTCCCGTCTCTCCGGACGGAAAAGCGATGATGACAGTGTTGGTTCTGTCGCTGCGCGCAAAGCAGCTCAACCTCTCCGAAGAGGAGCTTGGGAAATATTGGGACGTTGTCTTCACCGACAGCAATCCATGCTTCAAGCTGTTCAAGGGGGAGCCATGGGCCCGGAT